ATAGCCGGGCATGGCGGGGCTCTGGCCGCCGCCGGTGATCAGGTTGCCGTAGGCGTCGTATTGCCTGGCCATAGGCCAGCCGCCGAGATTGGCTCCGGTATCGGCAAGGTTCTGGTAGCCGGCGGTCTGCAGCGGGTTCGGCGCCGCCGTGTAGGGACGGTTCGGGTCTTGCGCATACGGCGTCAGGTAATCAGCCGCGCCCGTGACGTATTTCGCCAGCGGGTTGGTCTGGCTCGTCGTCGCCGAGCCGGTCTGCTGCGTGCCCTTGCCACCTGACATGCTCTAATCCTTCAGCCCGCGCGTCATGACGATGTCGCCGGTCGGCTTGGCCCCGAGAATGCGCATCCAGCTCCGCCGCCCGGATGTCGCGAGATGCTCGCAGCCGGTCTGCTTGGCATGCGAGGTGAGCGCGTCGATGGCGTCGTCGAGCCACTCGCTCATCTCGATGCCGCCGAGAAACATCACCTCGAGGATGCGCCGGCGGGGGTATTGCTTCACCTCGGTGACGATCGCCGCCTTAATCGTACCGGCGACCTCACAGAGCCATATCCCGACCTGGCCGCGCATCGCCATCGCCAGCAGGTCGATCGGCTCGTAGCAGCCGGTGCGCCGGGTTGCCTTGGCGAGCAGCGGCGCGATCTGGTGCCACTTGTCGCCGACCTCGTCGATCGCCGGCAGGCGCACCTCGACCCGCGGCAGGTGTAGCTTTACTGGCCGGCGCGGCTCATCCCAGACGGTGAGGGTCATTCTGCGGCGAGGCGGTGCGCCGGCTCTTCCGGCTTCGGCTGCGCGTCGTTAATAAGCCGCTGCAGGTGCTCGGTCATGTTGGCGACGGCGACGCTGAGCGATTGCTGCGCCGAGATCACCGCATTCCAGTCCCGCACCACCCGCTGGATTTCTTCCGGCGTCATCGCGGCGCCTGCTCGACCGGGACGATCGCGATCGGCGGGATTGCCTGGATCACCTTCTGCTGCTTGTGCTGCTGCGCGAAGGCCAGCACCTGATTGACCAACCGCTCTGACAATGCGGCGTAGAATGCTTCCGCGGTCAGAGGCGCCGTCGCGCCCATCGGCATGACCCCGATGCCGCGCTGATCGACATAGGCGGTCTTCACCTCGGCCAGGGTGGGGTTCTCGATCATAAACTCGTTGGTGTAGGCGCCGCTATCGTCGGTCCAGGTAATCAGGACGTGATCGGTCATCGGGCTCCCTTCAGACGGTTTATTTCGATTTGCTGCTGCTGGATGGCGCGGATCAGCAGCGGTGTCAGCCGGCCGTAATCCACTAGCCACGGCTCCAGTAACGGGTCTTCCCCGCCCTCGTGCACCGCGATCGGATAAATCTCTGCGAGTTCCTGTGCGATCAGCCCCTGCTGCTTGCGGTCGTCGCCCTTGAAAGTGAAATCCCGCACCTTCAGCGCCATCACCGCCTTCAGTCCGGTATCGCTCGCGCCGATATTGTCCTTCCGCCGCACGTCGCTCGCGATCCCATAGGCCACAGCCGAGGCGCCGTTCCGGGTAATCGCACCCTGCAGCGTGACTATTCCGGCATCGTAGAAACCCACCAATTTCGTCGTCGTGTCGGCGCTGTTCGGGCCGCCGGCCACCGCAACATCAAGCGCGCCCGCCGTCGCCGATCCCGTCACCCCGAGCTTTGCGGTCCCAGGCGTCCCCGTGCCTATGCCTACATATCCCCCGTTAGGGTTGAGCAGCAGCGGGAAGTTTGTCGCCAAATTCCCGGCGCTGCGCGCTTGCAGCCAGGTGTCGCCACTCCCCACCACGCCGAGGTCGATTACTACGGTCGCGCCTTGAAACCGGGCAAACACGTTTGCGTCCGCAGTCCCGCTGGTCGCCGGCAAGCCACCTGCGACCGATCGGCTGCTATGCAGCGTGGTGAACGGCGCCGCGGTGCCGAGGCCGATGTTGCCGTTGTGGTCGACCCGCATCGCCTCGGCGGTCGCTGTGGTGCCGTTCGGGGTCGTCAGGAACGACACATAGGCACCCTGCGCGGTCGCCGTCCAATCCTGCGCCGCCCAGAACGAGACATTGGCGCGGGCACTGGAATAGGCGCTGGTGCCATATCCAATCGCCGCGATCGTGCCGAATAGGTCGCCGCTGCCGACCGCTGACGGCACCGCCGCCGTGCCACGCGCCCGCCGCAGGGTGAGGTTGTTGCCGTTGGTGCCGTAGGTATCCAGCAGCAGGCGATTGCTGGCGTTGTCGGCATTGCCGATCTGCACCAGGGTATCGGCCGGCGGCGCCTGCAAGGCAGCCGTATTGGAGCCGACCGTCAGCCGGGCGCCAGGCAGCGCCGTCCCGATCCCAACGTTGCCGCCAGCGCCTTGCAAGGCAAGGTTGCCGCCGACTGTCCCGCCGGCCGTGTAAGTCTGGAGCACGCCTGGGACATTTCCGGTCGCGCCGGTAAACCCCATCACCACCGAGCTGCCGGTCGAGCTGGCGACGTAATCGTTGGTGGTGATCGCGAACGGCACGCCTGATGCCCCGGTGACGTGAAGCTTTGCGGCCGGGTTGGTTGTGCCGATCCCGACATTGCCGCCCTTCTGAAGGACAATGCCGTCCGCCGTGTCGCCCCAGTGCGCCATAGCGAAGATCGAGCCGGCGGTCTGGTAGGTGTAGCGGGACACCAGCACTTCGTTCGTCGTCCCGTTTGTCCGCCCCATCCTGAAATCGAGAGCGTCGCCATTGGCCATGGTCGGGATGAACAGCCCAAGCGGCACCAGGCTCGGCAACGTCGAGATGGTCAGCGGGCCGGTCATGGTGTCGCCGGCCTTGGCGACGTAGGTCGAGGTGCCGCCGGCAACGGTTGCGTAGCCCTGCAGCCGGACCCAAGCCGTGGTTGGCACCAGCGTACTGTTGTCGGCAGTCGGCGGGGTAAACGCGATGATATTGCCGGCAACATCCAGACTGGCGCCAGGCGTGCCGCCGGTGCCGATGCCCACCCGGCCGCCGCCGTCCTGCAGGATCAAATTGTTGTAAACCGTGCCGCCGCTGCTTTGCGCTCGGACTACAGTGTAGGTATTCCCGAACGATGCGCCGAACCCCATGATCAGCGAGCTGCCGGCCGAGCCTGCGATGTAATCGTTGGTGCCAATCGCGAACGGCACTCCTGATGCCGGAGACTGGATATGCAGTCTTGCGGCAGGTGCAGTGCCGATGCCGAGATTGCCGGTGACGCCCTGGATGGTCATCGCCGGGGTCAGGGTCGCGTCGGTGTTGACCCGCCGGGTCGAGAAGAAGAGGTCGCCGGTGGTCAGGTTGATCCCGTCGCCGAGTCCGCCCTTGATGGCGGCGAAAAAGCCCTGGTCGGTGCCAAAAATAACCGTCCCGCCGTTGTATTGTGCCCGGTCGGCATCCTGCAGAAATAGCGTGGCACCCGCTGCAGTCCCGGTGTTGATCGTACCGGGAACCGCCTGGCCGTGACCGTAAGCCTTGAAATATCCGGTGGTTTTGGCGTTGCCGAGGTAGTCGAGCAGAAATGTCTCGATGTTGTTATAATCGGCAACCGATACGACCTTGCCTGTGTTGCCGGGATCGTAATTCTTCGCGCTAAAGACGGTCGAGTTCGCCCCGATGGAATTGGCGGTAATGCCGTGTCCGGCGCTGTCGAGCTGCAGCCAGAGCGCGTGCCCGGTGTCAATGACCCGGCAAGTGATGTTGAGCTTGTTGTTGTCAGCGGCGGTCTCGATCGCGGCGCCATAATTCGGATAAGGCTCAAACCCGGACGGACGCTCGGAATTTAGATTGAAGAAGCTGACCGCATTGCCGCCGCCGGTCTGCGCGACATAGATGCCGCTGGCATCGCCGCCGTTGTCGGGCGGGGTGTAGATGTTCAGCGCGACTAGGTTGGCATTCATAAACGGCGGTCCGGCCGGCAATAGATAAGGCGCTGCGGTGCCGCCCGGCACCCGAAGGAACAGTTGCCCCTCGATCGCGTGCTTGTCGATTGCCGAGCCGACATTGGTCAGATCGTAGTGGACGATCGGAGTGCCAGCGACGCCAGTGCTGCCGGTGCCGCCGGCTTCGGTGTAGCGCAGCAGAGTGAGCCCGGTGGCTTGGTTGATCGACCAGATATTGCCGTAGAAATTAGAGTGCCCGTGCACCTCCAGCGTCTGCGCCGGGGTGGTAGTGCAGATCCCGAGGCGGTTGTTGGCGTTGTCCCAGAACAGGTTGGGATTGTCCTGGCCGATAGCGGTCGTGGAGGTGGCAAAGACAACCGAACCGGGGGTCCATGTCGTCGGCCCGGTGACATTGCCGCCGCCCCCCGTGGCGGCGCTGAGCACGCCACCCGCAGCGGTGATCGTGGTGCCATCGACCTTCGCCAGGCCGAACAGGGTTGCCGACGCCTTCTGGATTGCCGGGGAGGCATCCGAGCGCATGTAGGTTGATGCCGAGCCGCTGATAGCCACATCGCCGGCAACCGCCGTGGGGTTAGCGGCGCCGGGAACCGAGGCGCTCGTTGCATAGCCCTGATTGGCCGCTGAGGTCACCTGGCCCTTGGCGTTGACGGTAATCCCTTGAAAAGTGCCGACGCTGACGTTGACGTTGGGGAGCGTGGCAACCTGCGAGCCGGCACCTGGCCCGGCCGCGATATCGCCGGTAAGTTGGGTGATGCCGCCGCCGGAGGAAATCGACAGCGCGTCGATCTCGTCCTGTAGCGCCTGGTCGCCGGCAATGCGCGCCTGCTGCTCGGCGACGAGGCCGCCGTTGACGCTGTTGCTGCCGCGCGCCATGTCGCGCAGCCAGGCGGCGGTGCCGGACGGCGGCTGGTCAGGCTGGACCGGGGTGACGAAGGTGGCGGCCTTGTCGCTGTGAAACGCCATCAGCGCAGCATCCCTTCCGGCCGCGGCCCGAGCTCGATGCCCTGAAGGTGCCGAAATTCCTGCGCCGCCGGCATGCTCATACGGAAGCGGACATAGCGCCCGGTGCAACGCTGCGGGCACTCGCCGAGGACATTGGTCGGGACCGCCGGCTCCCAGATTACCGGGTCCTGCAACCGCTCGCGGTGCCCGACCGCGACGGTGGCGACCCCGGCATCGATCAGCGGCCGGACCAGATCGACCCAGGCGCGGCGGCCTGGTGCCGGCTGCAACTCGGCCGTCTCCAGGGTAGGCGCCATCGCCGCGCCGCCGCCGATGTTGAGCCGGTGGTTGTGATCGAAGACGCTGAGTTGCGCGCTGCTGTTGCCGGCCCAAAACGGGTCGTCGAACGATGGCTGAATGGTGTCGAGATTGCCGAAGGCGTCGATGCCGTCCAAGGTGTACCCGGTGCCGAACATCGCGTTGGTCAAATATTCGACGTGCTGCGCCGGGTCGTCCAATTCGACGAGCGAGGCGCGGCTCAATTCCCAATTGTAAACCAACACCTTGTTGAGGATGCCGCCGCTGCCGATCGAGGGGAACGCCCACAGGATGCTGCGCGTGCGCGGGTCGTTGGTGCCCTGGACCCGTGAGATATAAGCCGGATCAACCAGCTTATAGAACGTCCGGTCGAATTTCTGCGCGCCGATCGGAAAGCTGGTGCTGCCGTCAAAGGCGGCAAACCCGTCGCCCGACAAATAGTACACCACCGGCTGAATATACCCGGCCTGGGTGCGGGCGTAGCTGTTGACGATCGAGAGCGGCGATACTGTCCCCGAAGCGCCAGCGGCGGTTCTAAAAGAGAATATGAGCGGCGGCCCAGTATAGTTTCCTGTATAAATTCCCCTCTCCATGAATATAATGACATCGGCCCCAGTAGCGAAGCCACCAACAAGGCCGGTTATATTACCCAAGTCTGTCTGAACTAGCTCTTGATAGTCAGATTGAACGGAAATTGCTGTTGTAGATCCTGGAACTGGCCAGCTGGTAGGATCGTTGATACTACTAAACCACGCCCGGTACGGCACCGCGCCGCTGACCGGGTCGGTGGTGTTGCCGAGGAAGAGGAAATCCTTCACCACCGCGCAGTATTTGGCGACCGGGGCGCCGGCGGAGAGCAGGCTGAAATGAGTATCGGTCGGCAGCAATAGGGTCTGCGGCGGGTCGATGCCGTTGGTCGCGATGATGCGGGTGCCGAAGCTGGTCATCGCCCAGAAGCCGCCTGCGGGGGTGTTGTAGGCGCCGCCGGTGGTGCGCGAGGCGTCCGCCAGGGTCAGGCTGCCGGACGTCATGCGGTAGAGCTTGGTGTGGTCGCCGGCGTAGATGCTGATGCTGCCGTCCGGCGCCTTCACCGAATAGGAGCCCTGGCAGCGGGCGTCGAGCGTGTTGGTCGACAACGGCACGGCGGTCGGCATCGGGCCGTAGGAGCCGGCGGTGAGCGGCACGCAATTCTTGATCAGCGGCGAGCCTTTGCTGCCGAAATCGGCCTGATCGGGCAACCACTCGGGCCACGGGGCCACGGGCATCAGCGGCGGGTCCAGCCGGCCATCGCCAGCGTGACCGGCTCGGCCACCCAAGCCGGCGAGGTGCTGCGGGTGGCGGTGATGCCGTCAACCCGGATCTGCAATCCGCCGGGCCAGCGCGCCTTACGGTCGGCGGCCTCGATGCTGGCGATTGCCTGCGCCGCCGCTTGCGTCCACAGCGCGATGCGCTCGTCGTGGCCGATGAAGGCTTCAGCGGCGATCAGCGTGGAGTATAGGTAGGCGTCGGGGTGCGCGGCGAGGAGCCAATTGGTCGGCTCGGCGTCGCTCAGCGGCGGCAAGCCGGTCTGGTAGATCATGTCGAGGGTGAGGTTACCGCTGGGGGCCGGGCCGAGGCGCAGCTCGGCACCGAAGAGCGTGTATTTGTAGCGCGGCCCGCTGCCGCCGGGCAGCTCGGGCGGAGGCACATATTGGACCTCGTCGCCGCTGTCGACGGTGAGCAGCCGGATCTGACGGCACTCGGCCGGCAAGGCCACGGCGGCGGTGTTGACCACCTGGAAGGCGCGCGCTTCGGCCTCGCCGACGCGGAGACGACGGCGCAATTCGCTCTCGGCCAGCACGATCATGTCCGGCACGAACGGCGCCACCAAGGCGTCGCCCGGACGCGCCAGCCAATCGAGCACCGCCGTTTGGAGAGCCGAGTAAGAGTCAAGAGCCATAAATGCCTACAGGTTGGAGGTGTTGGTGCGCAGGTAGCGCCACTCGCTCGAATTGAGCAGCCGCAAGACCGCCTGGCCGTGCTCGGCCCGCATCGCGTCAATGCCGTAGAGTTGCCGCCACAAATTCACCACTTCGATCGGAATGCGCGCTGCCAGGCGCA